CTCCGCAAAGCACTTGTGAGAAAACTCGTCGCATAAAATCTTTGCCGTGTTCAGCATATTCATCTGCCGCACAGTGCCCCTGTTCAGCCCCGCACGCTTCACCTCACGCCATTTGGGGCGACCCTCGTAAATGTCCTGCCACCTGTCCATATAGCCGCTGTAAAAGCCGTTATCCCCGGGAAATTCTTCCTCCGGAAACGCCTGCCGCATTTTTTCTATCATCATTTTTCATCACTCCCTGTCTAAAAAAGGCATAAAAAAACCGCCTGATCTCTCAGACGGTAACAAGCGGACGGATTTGCACCGACATCTTGCATTACTCCAATGCAATTAAATTCTATCGAGGCTAAATAGCGCAGTTGAAATCAACTATCAGCATGATTTATCATCTGATTGCTTAGCTAAATTAACATGGAATTTAATTTTTGATTTTATCAAAGCATTGGTGCATATTCTCCTTCTTAAACTACTTCTTGCTTTTTTTATTATACCATATTTTTGTCACTGTGTCAACCATGCGCTTTTCTTCGGCTGAAAGTTTTGATGTACCATTTTCACCGTGAATATAGCCTTTATGAGTGTGAGGCGGTTTTAAATATACCGGTTTTCCTTGTCTTATCACTTTGTGAGGAGAACCTGATAAATCAATCTGCTCGTTTGTTATTATTATCGTGATATGTAATATATTTAGGCTCTCCGCTGTTATTTATAGTAACATAAACACGTCCTTTTGTCATAGTTTCAAATGGAGCAAAAGTGTTGTATATTCACTTCCGTAAGGCTTGCCTTTATCGCTCACCCCACTGGAAGCGCCTCTGCCACCCATTGCGTTACCCCTTTCTTCGCCTTAAAACCTGATTTATCATTTTGATTTTACTGTCAGCGGAAGCAAAACCAGCGACTTGTGACGCACTCTTGCTTGCCGCACTACGTGCAAATTTTTGATAATTATCAATAGAAACAGCACGCAGTTTTGACAGTTCTGCATTAAGGCTTTGAGTAGACATTTTAGCATAGTTTGCAACATCTTCACTGTAACTTGTTCTGTATGTTCCCCCGGTAGGTCTGCCGGTATCAAACTTTCTTATTTTGCCATTTGAATCAGTATATTCAACGTGCTTTGCTCCTCTGGTAAAACCATAATGTTTTGCGTCATTAAACTGCGCTGTATCTTCTAATTTTCTTTCCTGTGCGGCACTAAGTGCTATTCCGCTTGATCCACCTCTACCACCCATTAACCTTCGCCTCCCTGAATTTATCCTGAAAAGATTTGATGTGAATTATATTCCCTCTGCATTCATCGGGAACAGAGCCGTAAAAAATTATTTCCGAAGGACTGAGCCGTTCGCACATAGCCTCATAGCCCCTCAGAAACGCCGCTTTCGCTGTCCTGCTGTTCTGCGTTCCCACCGATGAAACAGCAACAACGCCGCCCACAGGTTCACCGTCAAAACACCAGTCAAAGGAGCTATCATCACTCCAGCAAATTGTGGGAATGACCTTTATCCCCAACGACTGCCAATACGCCCCAAGCCAGTGTTTACGGTAATGATTGTATATCTGCATAGCCACAGGAAAATCGGTGTACAGCGAAAAATCGGGAGACAGCACACAGGCAAACTTTGAAAGCGTGTTTATATAATCCCTCGGTCTGTTCCATACCCTGAAAAACTGGTAATCATCAAGGAAGAAGTGAACAGCTCTGCCTTCACATTTCTTGCAGCTTTTGGCATAATTAAAGCCGATGAAGTCGGAGAATGCAACATCATCGGCCCTGATAACAGGTATATCATATTTCCCCGCAACATCGGGCGTGAACTTTTCAAGATTTTCATACCGCTGTTTTTCGGGTATCATAAACCTATTGTCCTTTCCATCATATCGTTCATATACGGTTCTGTGCTGTACTCCTGCGCATCGAGATTATCAATGTTTGTTGTGCCGTCATCAAGGCGTACATCAGCCGTTTTAACTTTGTCGTCCCACATAGCCTCCGACAGCGCATCTATAGTGGATTTGCAGCCTTTGAATATCTTGTACCGCCCTGCCCCCATCATCGCCGTGTAGAAGCGTATGCGGTCGTTTATGGGGCCTTTGCGGGCATTGTGTATCTCAATACGCAGTCCTCTCCTTGCCGCATCTATGCGCATACCCTCGATGAGTGTCTGCTCTGCACTATCGCAATATACATTGACCAGCGGAACGCCCCTGAGAATGAGCCTGCATTCTGCGATAAACCCCGCAAAATCAGCATATAGCTGCTCAGGTGTCGCAGCGTCCTTCCTGCGGTAATCATGTACCGTGACCATCTGCCCCAGCCCACGGGTAAACGCCGTGCAATTAAACGCATGAGCCGATGTGCCACCGCCAAAGTCAACGCCCGCAGTGGCAAATGCAAAGTCAAAACCGTTGAGATCGTCTATGATAAAATCCCCGGGGCAGTCATTGAAGCGGCGATATATAACGCCCTCCGCATTGACCCAATCGCCCAGCACATAGCGGTCGTAATAGACCGTGCCTGCATACTCGGTTTTCAGTGCCCTGACGAAATTCGGGTCAAGCGTGGGGTTGTCGTCAAGGGTGTATTTCTGACAGTAGATGTCCGCATCACTGTCAAGAAATTTCTTGAACCAGTGCTGCCGACCCTCAGGGTTGCAAGTGCCGTCAAAACAGCTGTAAGGCTTGTCAAGTCGGGATTTGAGCATATCAAAAACCGCCTCGCTCCAGGTCACGACCTCATCGCCATAGCAATACTTGACCGACATACCTCGTATCTTGTCCACCGATGTTTTCTTGTCGGCACCGAGGCAATAGCACCGCTCGCCAAACAGCATAGCCGTGTTGTCAGTCGTGCGGATAGGTTTCACCAGCTCCTCGCCCCACAGCTCCTGCAGGGGATATATGACGTTGCGGAGCAGCGTGCCCTGAGTGTGCCCCAGAAGCAGCACAGCCCCCTCACGCCCCGCAACATTGCGAATGCGCTTGGGAATGGCGTAATAGTCCATGTACGTCTTGCCGGAACGGGTCGCCCCTGTCTTGACGTTCCATCGATGCACAGCCTCCCGGAAATATTCCTTTTGCATATCCGTGAACATCAGAAGCCCCCTTCGATCTTGCCGAGGACTTCATCAAGCTTGGAAAGCGCCGCACTGTCTCCCTCGGAAGAAGCCTTTTCCTTTAACTTAAGCTCACGCTTTTTAAGGGCAAGCTCCTCGTGCGCAATATCCTTGCCGAGTATCTGTATCACCCTGTCAAACGCCTTTGTATCGCCCTGAGCAGCACTGAGGAACATAGACATAACAAGCACCATCTCGTTGTCCATATCATCGGGAGAAACACCGAGAGCTTCAAGCTGCTCCCTGTCATTGGCAGCAGCGGGGAGTTCAAGCAGAGCTTTCATCTTCTGCTTCATATCCTTCTTGCGCCGCCTTGCTTCACCCGAGGCCTTGCCGCCTTTTTGAGTGATTTCTCGGAGTTCACTCGGAGTTCGTTCGGAATTTGATATTAGATTTTTTTCATTCACGGGTCACCACCTGCTTGGTTTGGAGTATATATAAATGGAGCTGTTTCAGTTCACATTGCAACAGCTCCATACAATTATATATCGTTATAATTATATAAATGACGTAAATCATTTATTTGTGAGTACCTTTGGGCGAGTTTCTTGCGTTGGGTGCCTGATGTGTCATTATAATTAAGAGCGTCCTCTATTGATCTTTGCATTCGCATTAACTCTGTGTCAATAGCACTAAGGTTGATAGACTTGTTTCCATTATTATTGTTAATAAGATCAGCATTATCACTGATTATTTTATCAGCCTTAAAAATGAGTAAATCTACATCTTCGTTTGAAATAATATTATCTCGAATGTGATTTGATGAATTAAGCATATTTATTATTTGATGAAGTAATGCAGTATTTATATTAGATGGGTTTGCATCAACGTCATTAGCATTAAACTCTGCTTTTGATGAAAGCTTAACAAGTTGCATCATTGAATAGCCACTGTTTCCTTTTTTATTGGCAGTTATAACACTTGATATTTGGTTAACATCTTCAATTACTTCATCATAAAGTCGTTCACTTCTGTACTGTATTATAGATATACCTTGGATATCAAAAATATTTTGAGTCTTATTGTCTCTTATTAAAACAACGGGTTTGTCAAATGCGTGGCGTAATCCTAATTCATATAAAACATTTGGATTATTGGTACTTAAATCACATATAGCCATATCACATTCAACTATATTTTCGATAATTTTTGCAATAATTTGATCACTAATTTTGTTTTGATCTACCCGTACAGGTTCATAGCCAGCTTGCATTATAGCAGGCTTTATTATTTGATTAAACACTTTTGAAAAATGATTTTGTTCGTATTCCAAGTGATCGCTAAACGGCATCATTACAAAGCATTTAGGCTTTTTAGTTCCTGCAGAATTGTTATTATGGTTGGGGCCAGTATTTCTGTTATCAGCCATATATGTTACACCTCACGTAAAATATTTTCTACATAATACCACAAAAATAATCATTTGTCAACAAAATTTGGAAACTAATTTAAAAAATGCTAAAAATGGAGAAAAATCAGCAAAGAATATCGCCTGACGGCCGTGAGGTGCCGAGCAGGCGATTTTGCATTCTTTGCATGATATAATAATACATCAGAAAATTGCCCCGTACCCGCACAGATTTAAAGAATTTCTCCAAGCTCGGATGCAAGAGTTATTAGAAAATCGTGGCGTATAGCCTGACATGTGCGCTCACAGTTCAGTGTATCACAATATATCATAGGAGAGCTTCCGCAGACGTTCTGCATAATAAAACGCTGTTCGTGATCCGGAAATACCGCAAGCGCTCTGTCAACAGCAGCAATTCTCTTTCGCAGCAGAGCGGTATGCTTTTCAATCTGCTCCGTTACCGACTGAACGGGCTTGGATATCCCGCTGCCATGCACAGTGCAGTCAGGCGTGCTGTATATCCTGTCAAATTCAATGGATTTTATTCGGCGCTTGTTATCCTCATAGCTGCGTGCCACGGAAAGCACACGCTTGTAAACCTCTTTGTCAAGATATTTTGGTATGTATGTCCTCATTGTTTGTCGCTCCTTTTAATTTTGTATTCATTCTCTTCCTCAGTCCCAGATCTCCCGTGAGCAGTCCCACTATCATTACTGCCTTGTCGGCGATATCGTAAATATCGTCGGACTTTACAAGCTCGCTCCTGAGAGTGCCCGCCTGCTTAATGTTGTACTGATACTGTGCATACATCGAAGTGTACCTCTTGTGCTCTTCAATGTCCTGCATATATTCAGAGTACGCTATCCGTTTCATGCGTTCGGCAAAATCCTTGGGCATATTTTTGTCAAACTTGTATCTTTTGTAAAGTCTGCGGATACGGTCAAAATATCGGTATTCGGGAGCGGGGAGATTATCAAGATTTATGCTGCCGTCATATGCCTGACGTTTCAGTCTTTTAAGCTCCTGCTCGGTCAAAATTTATCACTCCTTTTGATATTCGGTGTAGGGTTGGTGTATAGGGTGTATGGTTTGATACTAATCACCAATAAAACTATAGACAAAAAATCATCGCATAATCCATATACGCAAGATTATGCTCAATTTTTTGTA